GAACGTTAGATGATTGCAGCGGCATTTATGATGAGCGCATCACCGCGCCATAAGGCGCCACAATCATCTGCGGATTAACCACCGACGCTGCGAACGGCAACTCGGATTGAAACAGCTGGAACAGTGACGCCGCATCTTCACGGCGCTGTTGTTGTAAGAGACACAGGAACGCAGCGTAATAAGCTACCGCATCGGTCCACGGATAGGGTATCGCCTCGGGATCGGTATCGGTCTGCAACGGGAAAGGCATGCAGCTGCAATCCACCTCCATGGGCTGATCCTGCGATGGGATGGGTGCCAGAAAAATACTTCCGTTAATCCCGAACCCGTACTGGGCGAAGAATCCGGGATAGGAAATCGTGCCAATCCAGGCATGGTTCCAGATCCGGAACCGGGCCTGGAAGTCCGACCAGATCAGCCGGTTCCAGACCGGCTTCCAGGCGCCGGGGCCTTCGCCGATCGCGATCGCCAGCGTCCGTACCGCCAGCACCTCCCTCACTCCGGGTGTCTGCTGCACCAGGGCGGTCCATTCGTGAAATCGGTATTGCTCCTGATTGGCGTGGGTCTGGGTGCCGGAAGGCAGCACCCGCACGCAGCCCGATGCGGCGGCGATCTTGCGCCTGGCACGGTTGATGTAATTGGTCAGCGTCGCCGGCTGGAAAAACTGCCCGCCGGCATCGTTCAATAAGTTCTGGGTATCCGCCTGGTATTGTGCCAGCACGGCATACCGTCCTCCCTACCAGTTGGCCCCGCCGGTGATGCCGTGAATGATCAGCCCGGTGGACGGTTTGCTGCACACCAGGTTCAGTGCGGTAAGGGTTAACCCCACGCTGGCGATCTGGCCCTGCGGAATGGTTGAGTACCAGCCAGTCCACGCGAAATTAGCGTCCTCATGCACGACGAGCGTAATGTATCGTGAGTTAAACAAGAACGCCGTTCCCTTGGGGCACTGCAAATCAAAGAACAAGGGCGTATCGCCCAGCAGCAAGCCCCTGAACCCGCTGTTAACCGGGTCCTCCTTGCCCCATCTGGCGGCCGGATCGTTGTTGTAGCGCTCCACCGACTGGAAGTCGGACATCAAAGTCGTCCAGTCCTGGATGCTCAGCACGCCGAAGTCAGGCGCCTCGCCGCCGGCATTCTTGGCGGTCTGGAGCAGGTACTGGATGAACGCCGAACGGGTCAGCGCGGCACCCCCGGAGGCCACCACATGCCCGGCCCAGGCCGGATAGGTGGTGCGCGACAGGCCCCCAAACACCGGTACCGTGGTACCGTCGTCATAGGCATCGAGAAAACCGAACATCTGGAGGGGATTAACCGTCCCGCCAGAGGTACTGGAACCGAACAGCGCCGTGCACAGCGCCTGAAGCGCCGAGTTCTTCATGTCGTTGAGCTTCAACATGAGCCGGCTGGCAACGGCAATCGCGTCCTGGGTTACCAGCTGTTCCAAACCAAACGAGGTAACCGGTGTGGCCAGGGCGCACATGTTGAACTCGGCGTTGACCGTGGCGGCCACATCGGGAGGGATAGTGAAGTTGCCCGCCGGCCCCATCCAGGAGCTGGACACATAGGCGCCGGTCTGTACCGGCTGGGTATACGGCGAGACACCGCCGGATGCCCGGATCGCATTGCGCAACAGGAGCGCCAGGGTGGGGTTCTGCTGGTAAATCAGCACGACGACCATCTGCGCGAAGACGCGTCTGACGGTGGCCTGTAACTCGTTACCGACTGGCCCACTTGGAATCAGCCCGGCCCCTAGTTGCGGCATTGTAACGTTCCTTGGTTATCGGTTGCGAAGGCGTGCTTCGTCGTTGTTGATCGCCTTGACCAGCTCGTTGAAGGCGTATTTCTCGGGATCGGCCGAGATTTCCTTGAACTCCTTGGCCTGGTCGTAATTCCACATATGCGAGCGCTGGGTGTTCTCGATCGGCTTAGGCTGGCGGGCCACGAAATGCTCGGCCATGACCTCGTAGTCGTAGACCTTGCGCTCGTTCATCTCCTTTTCCATCCGCTCCATGGCGTCGTCGGTCAGGCTGTGCCTGGCCTGCACCTCGGATTTCTGGCGCTGGAAATGCTCCAGCCGCTCCCGCTCGGCAGCCTCGGCGGCGGCCTTCTCGCGTTCCTCTTTTTCCCGGTCCAGCCGGCCGAAGATCTCCTTCTTCAGGTCATGGCCCTCGATCTGCGAATCAGGAAACTGTTCCTTCCACAGGTCCTTGGCCCGGTCGCCCAGCTTGGGGCTGTTCCAGATCTGCTCGACCGATTCACGGATGACCTTGTCGCGCCGGCCCTGCTCCAGCTCGGCCCGCAGCGAGGCGACCTGGTCGTCGCTCAGGGTTACAGGCATCCGGCTACCTCCAGCAACGTGGTCGCGGCTCTCACCCGGTCCTCCAGCGTGGCGTCCTTGTCGTGCATCGCCAGGATCAGCATCTCGACCGCCTCGGGCGCATATTTCCGGGCATGCTTGATCGCCAGGTCGGTCTCGTCCTCCAGGGTTTCGGCGGCATCATCCATGGCCATGGTACAGGACTACCGCACCGGCCCGTCGGAACGGCCGATAATGCTCCTTTGCAATGGCACACCACCTTCAGGGCGCGGTACCACGCGGGGGATTGCGCCCCATTCGGATGTTTCTGATTGCGTATCCACTTGCCTGATCGTGCGCGGCGGTACATCCGGCGGCGATGAAATGGGCGGATCGAAGCTGCGGTTCTGCGATGCCATTATTACGCTCCTGGTAAGGGTGTGGTGGGCGGCATGCCGGGCGGTCCTTGGGCACCCGGCCCCATGGCGCGCGAGGTCATAGCGTTTTTCATGATCTGCTGTAACAGGTTACCGACACCCGTTTGAGTCACGCCCTGCGTCTCGGGACCTAAATTTACATGCTTGCCCAGGTCCTGCGCCGCCTTGAGCGCGGCCTTGTGCGCCTCGGACCCGATGGGCAGCTCCATGATCGCCATCTGGATCATGGCAATCGCCTGGATCAGCTTGCCCAGGCCGCCGGCTCGGGTGCCCGCTCCTGGCATGCTCGGCCGCATCGCAGGCCGGGGGAAGCCGAGTGGCGGGGCACCGGGGGGTGGACCCATGCCCATACCGCCCGCGCCGGGACCACCCGGCCCCCCAGGCCCGCCGGGTGGACCGCCAGGTACCGTCGGGGGTGCATCAGCGGGGCCTGATAGCGTGTCGGACATATGCCTACACAACCATAGATTCGGCAGACGCTACGCCCGACAATCACGGATTGGCAAGGTGACGCTAAGATGAACCTAGTGGGGACGCTGCTGCTGGCGCTGGCCACGCTGCGGCGCATCAGGATTAATCCCCTGCGCGATCAGCTCCTGCCGGTGCTTCGCCGCCGCCGCCTGGCGCTGGCGCAGCCGGGCCAGGATCATCTCCTCGTTCGGCGGGTGCAGCATGTGCACCAGATCCTCGGCGTCGATCGCCTGCGCCCTGGCCAAAGCCAAGGCAATCTGCCGGGAATCCTCGGCAAATGCCGGCGACGCCGAGTGCGAATCCACCTCGACCTGGAACGGCTCCTCCAGCTGGCTGAGCATGAACTCAACGCCCTGGTCGGTCTTGTATATATGGGGATCGCGATCCTGGAGCAGCTTGACACATAGATAGCCGCTATCAGCCAAACACCTCTCGATACGCGTGGCGGGATCGATCAGGGCCGGCGACGACGTACGCACCAGGGTCTGCGCATGCACGCCCGCGCGTACGCCCGATTCGCCCTGGCCGGTCATGATCTTGGAGAACCCGCCGGCCTCATCGAACATCTGCCAGAGAAATTCCAGCTCTTCGAGGTAACCGGGTGGAGGTGGTTCGGTTAATTTTGCCGCCTTGGCATTCGGATTCGGGTCAGAAATAAACCCGCCCTCGGATACGATCTTGTAGTACTGCTCCTCGGTGATGCCCTGGAAGCCCGATAGCAGCTGCGGCGCGTTGGCATTGCGGTCCCACATTATCTTGATGTCGCGCAGGCGCTTGCTCACCACGTCCTGGAGCATCTGCACGTCGGCGATCTTTGACCTTCCCCAGAAATACCCAGGCGTTTCGTCGGCACACACGCGTACAAACGGCTGATGCCCCGGCATGCCCGAGAGATTGCGGCGGGTGTTCTGGCCCTCGATCATGATGTCCGGGTAGACCAGCTGGATCGTGGTCCAGTCGCCGTCACGCTTTTCGTCGCGTATCCAGAGTTCACATAGTTTTACCGTCTGGCTGATCTTTCTCTGCGGACGCCACGGCGTGGGGATGGGAAACACCTGGACGATACCCGCAGCTGTCGGCGACTCGCCGATATCGCCCAGAGGCCGCATGCCGCCGACCACCATCTGGTGGTAATAGCTGGGCTCCTCCTGGTCCCGCTCGGAGGATTTTGTCTCCATTATTTTTTTATAGATTTTTTCGGCGTCGGGATGATCATATTCGCGCAGCATGGACCGAAGCCGGGTCACCGTCGGATAGGAGACGTGGCAGAGCACCTCCTGTTCGTTAACGTCCAGGATGCTGTCCGACAGCACGCCGAAGTTCACCGGGTTTACCGGCACCACCTTAAAACTAAAGCCTGAGCCATAATGCTTGAGCATGTAGCAGCCGCAGATGAGCGACCAGGTCACTGCGTCGCTGAACCGCAAATCCGCGTCAGTGCTGCGGTAATCGGCGGTAAGCATCTGTGACACCAGGCGTGCCTGTTCCAGCACCACCTGGCGCTCGCTCGACTCAAACAAGAGGTTAAACCGCACGTTCGATGGCTGGTAGTAATAACCGGACAGGCGATCAATAAAGCCGCGCACCTTGTTGTGGATGGCGGCCCGTACATCGGCTGAGCCGGTATAGTAGTACTGCGCCGCCCGGACGTAGAGCATCCCCCGCTCATCGGCTGATGCCATGCACTCGTCCACCAGCTCGCGACAGAACTCGGCGGCCAGGTCTGGATTCTGGGGTATCCGGAGCATAGCTAACTCTCGCCTACGAGAGTAAACCTTTTCAATGGGTTAGTCAACATTTGTGCTCCTTACACCCCTAACCTGGTTAGCGGTTTGTTAACTCCCTAACAATTTTTGTTCCTGATTTTTTTTGTTTTCTTGTATACATGTATACATTTGACATTTGATATTTTTTCACCAAATTTTTGCCGACCTGCGCTTCGATGCGGCGATCAGGTCCGGCATGGTTTTGATGATATCGAGACCGGAGCCGTGTTGCAGCCGGGTCTCGCGTCCAACGGCCAGAGCCTGCGCCAGAGCGTCAGCCGGCGCGCCCCATGATGCCGCCGGTGCCGACTGGTCGCGGTACCGCACCTTGGCAACGTCGCCCTCCCGCTTGCCTGCCTGAAAGTCAGCGACATTGTAATCCTCGGCGGCGATCGTCTCGGCCATCTTAGCAGCCCTGGCCATCGCCGAACCGCCGATCGATGGGGGTTTAAATTCCTGGCCCATCACGGTATCGGAGCACCTCGGGCACTCCGGCGGCCCCTGATCCCACTGGTCGGCGCGCAACTCAACCTCGATGAAGTAACCACACTCCTCACAACCGTAGCTCCGTAATATCATCAGAACCTCGGCCTATAATCGCGCTGGCGGCGGTTGAGCGTGGTGAAGAAATCCGAGAATGCGTAAGACAATACCGTTCCTGCGTTGGCCGGCGGCCGGTCGCCCTTGACCGAATCGTAGGTCATGCCCTGCGCCACCAGGCGCGGCCTGACCCATTCGATCCAGCCCCAGTGAGCCAGTACCATCGCCGACACCAGGTCGTCGTTCTCGCCGGTATCCGGACCAGCACCCACATAGCCTTGGTCCTCCACGATCGCCTGCATCTGCTGGACGCACCGGATCGAACGAAACTCGACACGTCTTAACATGAGAGAATCACGCAACCCACTGTAAATCATCAATTTATTATCGGCATTCGTCTTCCAGTTGATAACGTTGCCGGCCCCCATCATGGTGTCCTGGCGCTTGTACAAGAACCACCGCACCGAGCCGATGAACGCCTTGATCGGATCGTCGATCCCCGGCACCGCATTCATCATGCCCTGTTCGGCCAGCTGCCTTAAATTCCTGATCTCGGGCATCACGGCGGCGCCCACGCCGGTCACCTCCAGGTTGGTGATATGATCCTTGTACGCCCCACACAGATGCGCCAGAACCCACGCTAATTGGTATGTGGTGGGGCGGTTGGTCTGGAACTCGGCGACCTGGACCAGCCGGTCAGAATAGCATCTTAATACTTGTATGGAATGATCGTCGGCTTCGTCACCCCCGCCGCCTGACGGATCGCAGCCGATGACATAAATGCCATGCGGCTCCGGCGGCTCCCAGACCCGCAGCATCGCTAGATCGGTGTTCTTGGTTTGTTCAATGCGGCTGTCCAGGAAACGATCGGTAAACTCATACCGGTAAGCCTGGTACGGCGGCGCCGCAGCCAGTGCCTCGGCCAGCTCCAGGGTGCGCGCGGCGGGAAAGAATCCGGAGCCGGAGGCGATGAAACATTCCCGTTCCGTCCACGGGTAATGGCGTAACATATATTCCTCGGCGGAGTGCTCAGACTCGCGCCGCCACCAGGCAATCTGTTCCGGTTTGATCACATAATTATACTGGTGCTTTACATACTTTGCCCGCGTGATTTCATCATCCGTGAGATGGCCGTCCCAGTAGACCCGATAATCCGGATCAGATTTAGCAATGGAGTACGTAGGATTGGCCCAAAATCCGATGAAGATGAACCGCATGTGGCGGGTATCGGCTTTGGCTTGCTGACAGAACTGATACCACCAATTGTATCCATTGGCGATCGATTCCCACAGGTACAGCCGATGCGGGTTCTGCCTAGCCAAAGACGCCTTCAAACTCTCCACACCCGCCAAACTGCGCCACAAAGCGCACTCGGTCGCATGCATCATGTTCAATGCCCGAGACGCCCCCAGATCAGGATTATTCGCCGCCGCCAATAGATCGATCACGGAGCGGTTCGCGAACATCAGGCCGTTGCGGTTGTTTTGGATAATCCGGTGCTCTTCCGACCGCCATTCAGGAGGCAGCGTCTCCAGCAGGTTCGCGAAAATACGCCTGAGCCGTTCCAGGTTATCGCCCCGGTCGGCGATAATCGCGCCCTGCACGCCGGCATTCGCCAGCGCCCAGAATAATTCGATCACGGAACAAACAGTCGTGATCGCCACCTGGCGGCACTTCAATACCACAAATTCGTGGACGCCCTCCTGGAGTCCCTTGGCCACGGCGTCGATCACCAGCCGCTGGCTCATCCATGCCTCGACATGGGTGCGGCCCTGCTCTTTCGTATCGATTTCGCAAGAACGTAAAAGTTCGTAAATCCCTTGACGGATCGTCGGCAATTTTACCTCCCGCCTGCCAGCGGAACTATTGACCATCAACCACCCCCACGCCAGCCCATGGCCGGCGCATGGCGCATGGCCAGTACCGCCATACCCCCACGCCAGCCCACGGCGCATGGCATGGCCAGCCCATGGCATGGCCAGTACCGCCATACCCCACGCATGGCGGAGCCAGCCCATGGGCATGTCCGGATCGGCCCCGCGCCCTCCGGATCGGCGCATGCGCTGACATGCCCCCTGCCGCCTCTCAGAGCGCGCTACACGGCGCCCGGCATGCTCCGGGGTATCCGAGTGCCGCCCAGCCCCAGGCGGCCTGTGTGGGGCT